ATGGTTCTAATGTAAACGTACAAGTCACAGGCAATACAAACACCATGACCCTAAATCATGCCATGACAGCACTAGCAGCGAACCTAGATTTAGATTGGATAATACAAGGGGGAGGAAACACAATCACATCAGCTATAGATGTAGATGGTGCAACTAACTACATGGATATAGATGGTGATGATAATACTGTAACCTATGATGGAGATGGGTATGCAGGTGGCTACTTCTACCTAGATCATACTGGTAACGACAGGACTTTTAACATAGATCAGGAATCTACATCTGATAATGACTGGCTCAAGATTACATCTGCTGGCTCTAACGGCACCGTTTGTGTTACTCAGTCAGACTCAGGAAATTCATTCGTCTGTTGATATAGGTTCTATATCTGAACTGAGAGGCAACGCACAAGTTCTAAGAGATAAACCTTATAGTGCTGAACTAGAGTTCAACATACAACAAATGGATGATGTCCGCACAGAAGCGGGCAGAGTTGCCATAACTTTTGAGGATGATTCTACAGTTAAATTAACTGAACATTCTAAGTTAATTATAGATGAATATATCTATGACCCTGACCCATCAAAATCTAAGATGGCACTTAAGTTTGCTAGTGGTACAGCAAGGTTTGTTACAGGTAAATTTAACAATAAAAGCAATATATCAATACGTACACCGACAGCCCAAATTGCGATTCGTGGTACAGATTTTACCTGCACAATAGATGAACTTGGAAGATCGCTAGTAATACTATTGCCTGATGAAAATGGCATATCTAGCGGTGAGATTTTGGTTTCGACAGCAACCGGTAGCGTAACTTTGAATAAACCATATCAAGCTACAACGGTAGCTGTTTATGAAAATAATCCAACTAAACCTGTGACTTTAGATATATCACTAGATTTGATTGATAATATGTTGATTGTTAATCCACCAAAAGAGGCTGAACAACAAACAGAAGAAACTCAATCAAAAACTTCAGTAGATTATTTGGAATTTGATGATTTAGACATAGATTATCTCAACGAAGATTTTTTGGATGCAGAGGAGGAACTTGAGTTTACAGAGTTAGATGTTAACTATTTAGATGTTAATTTTTTAGAAGATTTGTTAAATGTTTTAGACGCACTAGCTATAGAAAAAGAAGAGGACGCACTTAAACAAGGTGGTGTGGGAATAAGAATAACAGGTACAGAAATTGGTCAAGATAAAGATACACAGATAACTACGATAATAACAGGACAAAATATTAATCTTACTAGAACAGTTAATCAAAGTGCTAAATTGAATCTTGATGGCTCTGGTAGCTATACAGTTATATTGGTACAAGATGGTGTATCTAACGTAGTAAAAATTAACGGAGGCTCATCAACAACAATAAAAATAACTCAAGGATCGTGAATAGATATATATACATAGGTTTACTTATAATTTTATGTTTTATACCTATTAATAATTTTAAATTTTATGAGATTATAAAGTTAAAAACTTTTGATAATTTTGTAAAACAACAAGAATCCTCTGGTTATTTTTCTGTACTTAATATAACAGAAGATGATATAACTAAAGAGGGTGGCTACCCTCTGAGTAGACAAAGGCTCGCTGAAATACAAATAGAGTTATTAGAAAGAGGAGCAATAGGAGTCGGTTGGGTAGTTGCCTTTCCACAAAAAGACCGCTTTGGTGGAGATAAATATTTTGGACAAGCTTTATCTTATGCACCCAGTATTTTAGCGATGTTTGAAAATAACAATGGTATTTATCCATCAACTGTAGGAACAGTAATACTAGGCAATGATGTAAGTGGTATTCCGGCTGAAGGTGTTATAGAAAATATTAACATACTAAAACAAAATGCAAATCAAGGTATAGCTGTAGCTAGAACAGATGTTGACAACCTAGTAAGAAGATTACCTTTATTATTAAAAACACCGGATGGATGGGTTCCGGCTTATGGTACAGAAGTATTAAAAATATTAACTGGTGCAGATACTTATGTTATTAAAACAAATACTAATGGCATAGAAGAAATAAGAGTAAAAGGATTATCTCCTGTTAAAACAGATAGTCTAGGCAGAAAATGGATTTCTTGGGTTGTTCCACATGAAACATCGTTAGCAGAGATGGATGTAGAAAACAAATTTGTTTTTGTTGGTTTTACTGCAAAAGGTATTATGCCTCAACTTGCAACACCAGTTGGGCTGTTAGAACCTCATAAAATACAAGCAGCATTAGCAGAGTCCATACTTATACAAGATAGTCCTTACATACCTGATTACGCATTGTTTATAGAACTATTAATTACATTTATATCTATATGTTTAGTTATAAGTTTAATTAATATTTTTGGGATAACTTTAGGAATATCCACAACAAGTATTATTTTTATAAGCACAGCAATAGGCGGATATTATTTAATACAACAAGGTATTTTAATAGATGTAGTATGGTCTTTAATATCTCAGTTTATAAGCGGATCAACAGCATTTTATTTACGATTTAGAGAGCAGTATAAATTACGTCAACAAATAAAAGGACAGTTTGGTAAATATCTTGATCCTAGAATGGTAAAAAAACTACAAGATAATCCTGAACTTTGTCAGGTAAATGGTAAAAGGGTTGATTGTTCTATTATATTTACAGATTTAAGAGGCTTTACTAGCTTGTCAGAATCTGTAGAGCCTGAAATGGTGACATATATTATGAACTCTGTATTAGATGTTCAGGTGCAAGCAGCTAATAAATATTTTGGTTGTACTGATAAATTTATAGGTGATGCCGGTATGTTTCATTGGAACACTATAATACCTCAAGAAGATCATCATAATTTAGCATTGAGTGCAGCTAAAGAAATACAAAAAAATATAGATTTACTAAATATGAAATTTGTAGAAGAAGGTATACCCAAAGTGGCTATAGGTATAGGTGTTAATAGCGGTATATGTATTGCTGGTAATTTTGGTGCTACAGATAGATTTGCATTTAGTTTGATAGGCGATCCTTGTAATGTAGCTGCTAGATTAGAATCAAGCACTAAGGTTGCGGGTGTCGGGGTTTTAATAGGTGAGGAGACTGCTAAATATAGTAATTTTGCTTTGAAACTACTTGAACCTATAGAGGTAAAAGGTAAAGCAGAACCCTTACAAGTTTACACATGGGAGTAGAAATGAAAGATTTATTAAAAAGTGTTGTAGGTGCTGTAGCACCAACATTAGGAACTGCTTTAGGCGGTCCTATGGGTGGTATGGCTGCTAATATGATTTCTGAGGTTTTAGGATGTAAAAATGAACCTAAAGCTATAGAGAAGGCTATAGAATCAGCAACACCAGAACAAATGCTAGAATTAAAAAAAGCAGAGCAAACTTTTGAATTACAAATGAAAGAGTTAGAAGTAGATGTATTTAAATTAGAAACTGCTGATAAACAAGATGCTAGAGGTAAGTTTGGAAAGGATTGGACTGCTAGATTAATGGGTATAGCTACGGTAGGTGGATTTTTAGCATATATATTTTTAGTGACCATCCAGCCCCCCGAATCGAACTCAGAGGCTCTAATTAATTTGGTTCTCGGATATCTAGGTGGTTTAGCGAGTGCTGTTATAAGTTTTTATTTTGGTGCCTCACAAAAACAGGATTAGCCGACCCCTATTAATTTAGAACAAGTCTGCTCCTGTTCTTTTTTGGTAGGGGAAGGTTTTAAAAATTATGGATAGAGATAAATTAGTAAAAGAAATAATACAAGATGAAGGGTTTATCTATGAGATATACCATGATCATTTAGGTTATCCTACATTCGGAGTAGGACATTTAGTTATCCCAAAAGATAAAGAATATGGTCAGCCTGTAGGAACTCCTGTTTCTGAAGAAAGAATTTTAGAGTGTTTAAATTCAGATATAGATGTAGTGTGTTTAGAGTTAGATAAAAACATACCTTGGTGGCGAAATTTGGATGATAATAAACAAAGAGTTATGGCAAATATGGCATTTAATTTAGGTTTACCAAGACTTACTAAATTTAAAAAGTTTTTAAAGGCTATGAAAAATGCAGATTTTAAAACTGCTGCTATTGAGATGATGGATAGCAAATGGGCTACACAAGTAGGCAATAGGGCTAAACGATTAAGAGATAGAGTTTTAGAAGAATAATGTTAAAAAAATATGATTTTAGACCCGGCATAGTTAGAGAAGGAACTTCTTATTCAGAAGAAGGTGGATTTTTTAATGCTGACAAAGTTAGATTTAGAAGTGGCAGACCAGAAAAAATAGGTGGTTGGGAAAAAAATACATTAAATAGTTTTGAAGGAACTTGCAGAAGCTTACATTCTTATAGAGATCAAGGTCAAACTGATTACATAGGATTAGGTACACATTTAAAATACTATGTAAAACAAGGAGATGATTTTAATAACATAACTCCTATTAGAAAAACCTCTACTAACTCTATTACTTTTGCGGCTACAAATGGCTCATCAACCGTAGTAGTAACAGATTCTACACATGGTGCAGTAGTAGGAGATACAGTTACATTTACACAAGCAGTATCATTAGGAGGAAATATAACTGCTGATGTACTAAATCAAGAATATACAGTTAATGCTGTATTAACAGCTAATACATACAACATAATTGCTAAAGATACTTCGGGGTCTACTGTTACAGCTAACGCAAGCGATACAGGAAATGGTGGTTCAGGAGTAGATGGAAGTTACGAAATTAATGTAGGTTTGGATAATTATGTAAAAGGAACGGGATGGGGTGCTGATACTTGGGGTGCAGGAACTTGGGGATCAGTTAGTTCTATATCAGCTTCAAGTCAGTTAAGATTATGGTCACAAGATAATTTTGGTGATGATTTAATATCTTGCATTAGAGGCGGCGGCATATTTTATTGGGATGAAAGTTCAGGAGCAACAGTAAGAGCGGTAGCTTTTTCTGATTTAGCTGGTGCAAGTAATCCACCAACTGCTGCTTTACAAATAATGGTATCTGATATTGATCGGCATATAATTTGTTTTGGTGCTAATGCTATAGGTTCATCAACTATAGACCCTTTATTTGTTAGATGGTCAGATCAAGAAAGTTCAATAGATTGGACACCAACTTCTACTAATACGGCAGGTGGAACCAGACTATCTAGTGGTTCTACTATTATTGGAGCATTACGAACTAGACAAGAAATACTTATTTGGACAGATAATGGTTTGCATTCTATGCAATATTCAGGTGCACCATTTATATTTAGCTTTGCTGAAATTATGCAAGGTCCTTCTATGATTTCTCCTAGAGCAGCCATAAATGCTGATAACAAAGTATTTTTTATGGATAGAGGTAGTTTTTATGTTTATGCAGGTACTGTAAGAACCTTGCCTTGTGCAGTACAAGATTACATATTTGCAGATATAAATTTAGGACAAAGCTTCAAAATATATGGACTTTCGAATGTAGATCACAATGAAATTATGTGGTTTTATCCTTCAGCAGATTCTATGGAATTAAATAGATATGTTATTTATAACTATTTAGAAAATACATGGAGTATAGGTACTACTGATGGTGATTTTATTAGAACTGCATGGATAGAAGCCAACTCTTTAGAGTTTCCTGTAGCAGCAGGTAAAACGGATGGTAGCAATACAAATTACCTATATAATCAAGAAGTAGGTAATGATGCGGATGGTAGTGCAATGACTGCTTTTATTGAAACATCTGATTTTGACTTAGAGCCTGATGGCGAACATTTTATGTTTGTCTCTAAAATAATACCTGATTTAAAATTTAGAGGTCAAACAGGAACTGCTAATACATTAAATGTTTCTGTTAAAGGGGTAGATTTTCCTTTAGATACTCCGACAACCTTATCAACAAGTGCAATAGATTCTACTACGCAACAAGCATTTATAAGAGCAAGAACAAGACAAGCTATATTAAGATTTGAAAGCACAGGTCTTGGATATGGTTGGCGATTAGGTTCATTTAGATTAGAAATGAGACAGGATGGTAAGAAATAATGAGTCAAAAAGCACCTATTACATTACCCATAGCAAGTGCTGTATATGATTCTAGTAATGAAGAATTAACTAGAGATCAATTAGTAAAAGCTATTCAATCTTTAGAAACAGAAGTATTTTTACTAAAAAGGATGCAAGAAAGCATTCCTAGTAAATCAATTAAACGACATCAATTTTTATTAATGGGTATGAAACATGGCTGATACACTTAAAGTTTTAGGTCAGGTTGACCCCGCAGCTACAACTACAACAACTTTATATACAGTTCCTGATTTAACTCAAACAACTGTCAGTTCAATAGTTGCAGCAAATAGAACAGGATCGGCTATTACTTTTAGGTTAAGTGTTCACGTTGGCGGTGCTACTGCTGATGACAAACAATACCTATATTACGACAAGTCGGTATCAGCAAATGATTCTTTAGCAATAGTCTTAGGCATAACTTTAAATCAAACAGATGTTGTAAAAGTGTATACGAGTGCTGTAGATATGAGTTTTAATATATTTGGTTGCGAAACAAAAGAGGAAAGATAATATGGATGCTAGAAAACAAGCAGCAGAATTAGCAAAAATGGGTCGCTATGGCGACACTATGCTTATGCACGTTAATCCAAAAGAAGTAGCTGGATTAGCCTCTATTATGCCTGTAACCATAAATCCGCAAACAGGACAGCCTGAAGCCTTCGTAGGGGCTATATTAGGTAGTTTATTAGGAGGAGCATTTTTTCCTAACTTATTAGGTGCAGGATTTATAAGTACTGCTGCTGGAGGTGCAGCATTAGGTTCAGGACTAGGCACTTACCTAGAAACAGGTGATTTAGAAAAAGGTATTGCATCTGCTGTATTAGGTTACGGTTCTGGTCAAATTATGGGTGATATTATTAGTGGACCAGTAGAAGAAACGCTTGCAGAAGGCTTAACTGATACGGCTTTAACTCAAGCAGGTGATATAGCTGCACAACAAACTGTAACAGGAGAACAATTAAGATTAGCTGCAGAACAAGGTATACCACTAGACCAACTAACTCCAGAAATGCAAACCCAAATAGACATCTTAGGTGATTTAAGTAGACAAGAAGCTATAAATAAAGGTTTAACACCATTACAAATAAAAGACATAACAGAACAAGCTGCTTTAGGTGCTGAACAACAATTTATGAATATGTCAGGTACTGAAAGATTAGGCAATCTAGCATCTAATTTTGCTTCAAAAGATACTATACAAGCAGTTGCTGATAACTATCTTCCTATAGCTTTAGGTGGTGGTTCATTAGCTGCACAGAATGCACAGGATAGATACCTTCAAGATATGGATAGATTCAGAGCAGAAAGGGAAAAAAGAAAGAAAGAAATGTATGCTAAATATCCTGAAGTAATACATTCAAGAAATCCTTATTTAAGATATTTTTCTGCTGAAGGTGGAGAAGTGCCTTCATATCAAGAAGGCGGAGAAGTTGTATACGGTGTAGGTAATGAAGGACAATTTAGACCTGCTAATACTTATATGCCGGGAATTGACGCAGAGTTTAATTTTTTTCCTGACAGAGTAATTCCAGCAAGTGCTATTAGTGCTGCTGAAGCTGCTGCTGGAACAAGACAAGATTTTACACCTCCTCCTGTTTTGCCTAGCACTTATCAACCTATGGTATTACCTGATTACGACTATGACGCTGTACCTACAGGTAGTGTTTTAGCAAGAATACAGGATGCTTATAATGCTGGTTTACCAACCACTACACAGTTGCTAAGTCCTTTTCGTAACGTAGGATTAGAAGGTGCTGTAGCAGGAGCAGGACGTAGTTTTGTTGCTATGGGTTCTGATGTAACTCAAGATAATCCAAATCAAGTGCAAACAAATGCTAACACTTATGTAAATACAGATAATGTTTATGATACTGGCTCAGGACAAACAAACATGACTGATAGCGATTTAACTAATAATCCGGGCAGCACAGTTATTGATAACAATGACGGAACATCTACAGTTATTTATGAAGATGGAACAACTACTACAGTTGCTAACCAACCTTATACAGAAAGTGTAACAGTAACAAGTAATACTGATCCAGTAACAGGAACTGAATTACAACCGGGTGATGCTGGATATGTTGATCCTGATAGCGAAGAATATACAGAAGCTACTTATGCTTATGGAACTGGTGGCGGTCCTCAAGGAATGAATCCTTATCTTGGTGATCCAGCAACTACTATGACACAGGTAGAAGCTAATAGAGCAACTTTACAAGACTCAGCAGTATCACAGGGAGTACAAGAAGCTTATGACGCTGCTATAGATGCGGGAGTACCAGCAAATAAAATAGTTATAGGAACTGATCCAAGTGCTGTTTCTAAAATTGTTAAAGATAATCCTGATACTGAAGAAGATGAATCAAGCATTATTGTGGGACCAACAGGTTACGGCAAACAAGGCTCATTAGAAGACGGTACATTTGTTTATACAAATACAAATCCTGCACTTGGTTATGTTGCAGATTCTACTGAAAATTTTTATCCGGGTGAAAGACGTATAGCAACTTCAGGAATTTTGATAAGCCCTGATGGAACTAGAACACAAATAGATGATTTGAGCACATTTAAAAATCCTATGGATGGTAGTGTAATTGAACTTAATAATGGTTATACAGTATCAAATGTTCCGGAGGTAGGTGATATAAGCTATTCAGGTGTAGGTATGTTTGCTAATGATCCTTCTTATGGTGGAGCGTATGAAAGGGACCCTGCTGTTCTTCATGCAGGAAATATCTATAAAACACTTAGCAGAACAGAACAAGCAGATAAAAGAACTGCATATCAACAAGCTTTAGCTGATGCTTTAGCTAGAGGTGATATACCTTCTGCTGATTATCAGAAGTTAAAAGAACAAACTTATGAAGACTATTTAGCTTATTTAGAAGCTCAAGCAGCAGAAGAAGAAGAAAAAGAAGAGGAAAAAGAAGAAAAAGAGACAGAGGAAGAAACAGAAGATAAAGAGTATGTAAAAGATGAAAAGAAAAAAGATGATCCTCTTTATACTACTGATACAGGCATGATGACAATGCAGCAGGGTATGCAAGTTCCTGATATGAGTCGTGAAATATCATTACAACAGGAAATAAGAGAGGCTGTTTTAGGTAATCATCCTAATCCAGATTCAGTTATACAAGCTTTTATAGAACAATTTGGAGTAGATGCTTTTTTACAAGCTAGAGACACTATACTTAGACAACAAGTACCTAATGCACAAACACAAGGATTAGTACAAGGTATAGGTGGAGGTATGGAAGATAACATTATGGGCATGATTGGAAACCAACAAGGTGTTGCTGTATCTCCCGGTGAGTACATAATACCAGCAGATGTGGTTTCAATGTTAGGAGATGGCAATACGGACGAAGGTTCCGACAAGCTTGATAATATGTTAGATAGAGTTAGAGTAGAAAAAACAGGCACTACTAAACAAGCAAAACCTTTAGGTAATAAAAAAGTAATGGCAGGTTAATATGAATACGTTAGAAGTTAATAATTTTGATGAATCAGATACTAATTACGTAAATATAAAAGAGGAATATCCTGATTACATAATTAGTTTAATTCCTATAAATCTACTGTATACAGTATGGGATGATGCAAAACCTCATTTAGAAAAAGCTGTTAGTCGTTCAGGTGGCAGATGGACTATAGATTATGTTTACGAAGCTTTAATGAATGATGAACAGCAGTTATGGGTAACTTTAGACAAAGAAAATAGAGTATTAGGTGTAGCTACTACACAATTTATTAGATATCCGGCTAGTTTAATGTGTGCAATACAATACATTGGTGGAGATGAGTTTAAAGAGTGGGCTTGGTTGCTTTGTATGAAACTCGAAGCTTGGGCAAAAGACTCAGGTTGCGATGGAATAGAGGGTACAGCTAGGTTCGGATTTTGGAAATGGTTAAGCAGGTCTAATTGGAAGAAAGCTTATACGGTATTTGAAAAGAGGTTTGACAATGAGTAAAGGCGGCGGCGGAGGTGGTGTTCAAGAAACCACATCAACAGTAACACAAACTAACTTACCTGAGTATGCAGAGCCATATATAACTAGGCTTATGCAAAGAGCAGAGACTGAATCTCTTGCTCCTTACACTACTTATGAAGGTCAAAGATTAGCTACATTTAGTCCAGAACAAGAACTAGCTATGACAGGTAAAGCTGGATTAGCTGTTGCAGGTGATCCTACACAAATAGCACCAGCAAGTTCTGTTATGCAAGATTTAGCTATGAATCAAATGATGACACCTGATGGAACTATGGTTCCAGCTATAGGTTCAGGACAAGCAGTAGGTGCTAGTCGTTTTAATCAAATTACAGGAGTTGATTCAGCAGGTAATCCTGTTTACGGCAATGTTCAGTCTTATATGAATCCTTATCAGCAAGCTGTTATAGATATGGCTAAAGAAGCTGCTAGAGATCAATCCTTAAAAGCTAGTAACTTAATAGCCCAAGATGCTGCTGCATCAGGAGGTTTAGGCGGTTATAGAGAAGCTATAATGCAATCTGAGAGAGAAAATGCTTTAGCTAAACAAATAGGCGATATACAACTAGCTGGGTCTGCTGAAAATTATGCACAAGCACAAGCGGCTTTTGATAGAGATAGAGCAGCAAGGTTTAGTGGAATAGGAATAGATCAAGCAACTAGAGCACAACAACTAGGTGCTGCTGGTGCATTAGCTGATTTAGGTTTTGCTAGACAACAAGCTGAAATACAAAGACTTGATCAGCTAGGGCAAGCCGGTACAGCTAGACAAGCTATGCAACAACAAATATACGACATGGGTTATCAAGAGTTCCAAGATCAACTTGCTTATCCTAGACAAAACATATCGTTCTTCCAACAGGCTTTAAGAGGTATGCCTATAACTCCGGGACAGCAAGTTTCGAGTTATCAACCTACTCCATCTGCTGCATCTACTATGCTAGGATTAGGGTTAGGTGGACTAGGTATTTATCAGGCTCTAGGAGGAATGGGTTAAACATTGAACGTTCAATATTTAAAAGGTAACAAATGAACATACTACAAATAGAAGACGACATTAAATCATTACCGGATCAAGCGCTTATGCAATCTATGCAAACAGGTGCTTATCCGCAGTATTTAGTTATATCTGAGTTAAAACGCCGTAAAGACATGAGAGAAGATCATGCAGGACGCATGGCTTCTTATAACAAAGATAATACTGTAGCTGACAGGATTATGAACGAAGCTAGTATGAGCATGATGAATCAAGGTCTTGGTGGTATGGCTCCTCCTGCAATGGCTAGTATGCAAGGTATGCCACAAAATACACCTGCAATGCCTGTAGGCAATCAGGGTATAGGGCAAATGATGCCTAGTAACATGGTAGGTATGAAAGAAGGTAAAGAACTACCCAATAAAGGCTTAGAAGCGTTAGCTAAAGTAGCACCTGAAGTAGTAGAAAAAATGGGTTATAGCGGTGGCGGAATTGTAGAAATGGCACCCGGACAACAAGTACCTTTTAATATCTACAATCCTGTAGGAGTAGGAGAGTTTTACGACTTTTATTCAGAAAGAATGCAACCTACACAGGCTGAGTTAGATTATCAAAGTTTAATGAGGTCTTATTTTGATCCTGAAGAACAAGAAAAAAGAAGACGTTCAAGACAAGGGCTTGATTTACTTAGAGCAGGACTTGCTGTTGGAACATCAGCAACACCACAACAATTACAACAAAACTTAAATCCTGTAATTGAAGGTGCTGCTAAAACATTAGCTGCTGCTGACAGAGATGCTTTAACACAAGCTAAAATGGAAGCAGATATAGCTAAAACAGACAGAGCAAGAGAGACTAAAATAGCTGAACTTGCATATAAATCAGAGCAAGCAAAAAAGTTAGGTGATTATTACGAAAGAATGGGTTCTAAACCTCAAGCTAATGAAGCATTAGCACAAGCTTTAGCTAGAGATATACCTGATATGTATGGAACTCCTATAAGAAATGAAAAGGGGGCTATAACAGGCTATAAACCTAATCAAGCTGCATATAATAAATCTGGTGAACTTATAGGCTACGGCACTATAACTAGAGGTGAACAAGCTAGGGACGTTGACTTAAAAGAAGAGTTAAATGCTATAGTAACGGAAGAAATTCAATCACCGGAATATGAACAATTTGTAGATAGAGCAATGCAAGGGCGTGAACCCGGATATGAAGGTTTATCAGAGCAAGAAATAAGAGATAAAAGAAAAGCAGAAATTACAGCTAGAGAAGCTAAAAAATTAGGTATTTCTATGCAATATGGTGGAGGACAAATACCTGCATTACCTGAAGACCCTCCAATGATTGATATGAGCAGTAGGTTCTAAAATGGACTATTTGCTGTCTGACGGATCGTTTTTATCTTTGCCAGATGATTTAACTGAAGAAGAAATACAAGAACGAATACAAAGTTTTGAAACAAAATTCATAACTCCTACAGTTCAAGAAGAAACTGTAGCGACCACACCTGTTGTTACAGAAACCATAGAAGAACTCCCTCCTACTATAGAAAATCCATACGCATCTATTGCACCTAATTTACGTCCACCTGAGTTTTATGATGAAGGTGATTCAATAGGACAACAATTTGAAGCTGGTTTGGAACAAGAGGCTTTAGCTAATATAGAAAAACAGAAAGTATATGAGTCTTTATTAGAAGAAGAACAAGTTACTAATGAATACAACGCACTTTTAGACAAAGAAAAAAATCAAAGCCTTTCTCCTGATGAGATAAAAAGAAAACAAGACCTCCATATTATGCTGTATGGAACCGGAAAATCCGGACAGATTCAGGAAATGTTTCCGGGACAGCCTATTTCTGCACAAATG